CTTAGTTGTTCTCGGTTTTCAATACGCCATTTGTTTTTTGCTATTGCATCTGATTGCTCTGCGTTTTCAAGGAGTTGTTTTATCTTGTCGTTCATTGCTCACCTCCTCCGTAGGTTTCGTTATAGTGTTCTTGAGACATTCTATTATAATTACTTTCTGGATTATTTTGTTGGTCAATTCGTCCACTTCTATAACTTTCAATCATTTGCTCTTTCTCAATTTCTTTTGCTTTGGTAATTAATTTTTCGTGTGTAGTTCGTATGTTGGAAAATCCTCTATATGTACCATCTTGGGTTTCAAGGTGTTCAACCAACCACTCCACTGCCGTTTGTTGTTTTGGCTTACCCGTGTTGTTTTCCTTTGCAAATTGATTAACCTTGTCAAGGTACTCAACTGCATTCATCTCCGTTTGTTGTTTATTGTTTGTCATTGTTTATCTCTTTTATAACTTGTTTATTAAAATTAATAGCAAAATCTCTTTCCATCATATTTGAAAGTGCTTGTTCAGCATCCGATATACCTTCAACTGTTGCCATCTTAATACATTCATCATCTGTTTTTGATCCCCAGAACATCATATGCTTTAGAAAATTATCCCCGTTTATTTGAGTATTCATAACTTTTATTTCTACACTACTAATATATGAACTTATTTGAATTTGGACAACTTAAAGAATGTATCAGTCACCCAATAATCAATGTTTTTAATGAAATGTGCTAGCCCATCCATAGAGTAGAGTTCTATAAAGTGGTTTTTGTGGAAGTCATTATTTTCCTCATTAATCAATTCGTTGATGTAATCAATCTGTCTGTCATCCAAAATTGGATTTTTAAGATCCATTAACTTGTAATGGTTGAGTAGGCTCTGTTTTGCAAACAATACCCGGGCATAAATCTGATGCTCCTTTAAATGGTCTTCAGCATGATCGAAGATATCTTTCATTGTTAAAGGTACATTAACGATATCTGGGAATAGTTTTAAAAGCGTCTTTGGTCCTAATCCTTTAATGCCTTCAATCTTATCTGATTGATCTCCAAGCATTGTTTTATAGATAATAAAATTATCTGGATGTATTCCAAACTCTTTTTGAACATCTTTAGGTCCGTAGAATACTTTTGTAACCGGCCTGTACATAGTAACGTAATCGTTAACCAGTTGAAGGTAATCTTTATCGGAAGAAACAATTACCATCTGGGTATTAAATCTCCGGGGTAACTCCCTAGACATATAAGCAATCATATCATCTGCCTCTGCCTTATCAATCATTCCAACTTTGATTGGTAGACATTGAAGGTAGTGAATGATTCTAGTAATTTGACCAACCTTTGCATCATTCTCGTCATCTAGCGATTCAAAAGCATCCCAGTTTGTAATCCGGTTAATGCCTCTGTTTGATTTGTATTCAGGTAATAAATTCTTTCTGTTGGTAGAAGATCCTACTCCGTCGAAGATTACATAAACGCCTGTGGGCTGTACCAACTGAATTAACGAACCTAGTGATCTAATGAATCCGGCCAGGCCTCCAATATGAGCTCCATCCTGATTGGTCATATTAATGGTTGCAAAGTTTCTAAAGAATAGATTCAATGCATCGATTACTAATACGCGGGAGTGAAAATTTTCGTCTGTGGGTATTACTTCTTCTACTTCCTTGATGTTATCAAGTAAAGCTTTGTATTCTGCTTTCATAACTTATTCTAATATAATAAAAAAGCCCTCGACTTGCAAGGGCTCTTTAAAGTTTATTTTTTTGGAATCCTATTCCGGCTCTTCCTGGAAGAAACTAGGTGTTACATCCTCGTAAGCTTCTTCTACTACTGTGAAGTCTCCTCCTCCTAGAATGGCAGACCATTCCTTAGTATGAGCATCTTTGTAGTTCTTAAGCTGTTTCTCGTCATCGTTTAAGAATCCGTGAGGGGTCATAATGATTTTACCTCGAGTTGTAATTCCGTTGATATGATTCTTATCAATCTGGAGATTAGTTCTCTTGGCAAATTCTACCTGCTTACCATCCTTGATTGCTTTAATCTTGGAAGTTCCTGCATTCATGATGTTACCGAACGTTACAACGAACGTTGCATCATACCACATTGCAAATCCGCCCTTATTCATCAGCTTGGGTTGACCCATCGGTGATTCAGGCTTTTGAGTCCATACCTTATTAACTACTACGAGAGTATTAGTATAAGGAGAAGACTCTTTCCGAGACATAACAATGCGTTGATTTACACCATTACCGAACTGAGTTGACATTGCACCTGCATTCCATTCGTTGTTGTTCTTGTTAGAACGTACTGAAAGTTCGCAAGGTACTGAACCGATCGAATCCCAAAGGAATAATAAGTCATGAGGTAGACTTCCTTTCTTCTGTTCGTCAATCAAGTCTAGAATAAATCCAGCAACGTCTTCGATTGTATTCAAGGTCTCTCTATCGACATAGATAAAGAATCCTCCGTAATCAATAACCTCACCGGTCTGTTCGTCAACCGTTTGATTTACTTGCATACCCATCTGAATAGCATGTTCCCAATTCCATTTCATCTCTGTAATGATGAATACTGGAAGGATGCCTGCTTTCTGAGCTGATACTGCAGCTTCAAGCAATGCTGTGGTCTTTCCTGTATCGGAATGACCTCTCAACATTACAATGTGGCCCATCGGGATTCCCGGGATTGAAGTCACCTCCTGGAAGGAAGGTGATAGAGGAATCCACTGCTGGTCCTTAAATTTTACGTTACCTGTTAAGAGCTTCTTCTCTTTGAACTTATCTAAAGAGAATCCTTTCTTAAGTTCCGCAGACACGGCCTCTGTTAACGAAGCTTTTTCTTTCTTACCCATAGTCTATTAGAAAGGTAAATCGTTGGTGTCGTCGTCGTTGAATAAAGAATCGAACTTGTCGGCTTTTGATTCTACTTTCTTACCTTGTCCTTCTAGAGTGAAAGGATTTGCAGGCTTCTTCCAAGGAAGCTCTTCAGCAGCAGGAGCTGCAGGTTTTGCATCATCAAAGTTAGCAGCAGGCTCAGAAGAGATTACTCCTTCTTCTTCGTCAGGTGCCAACCATTTCTGCAATACAGACTTCATATCATCGAAAGACATTCTAGAGAATACCTTTAAAGGATCCGGTTGATCTTTCAAGATAGTTTGTAACAACGTATCATCGTCGGTCAAAGTAGATTCTTTGGTACGTGCACGAACGGTAGTTTTGTTAAACCCGGTTCCTGTAGTATCAGCACCCACTGTAGTCAAATTCAAGTCACGACCTGAAACGATGTCGGTGTAGTCCCCGATATCCTCATCTTCTACCATAGAAAGCAATTCCATGTAGATTTCTTTACCGAAGCCCCAAAGTTTAACTCCGTCAGCTTCTTCACCTCTAACGATAACAGGTACAAATACCCTCATTTTAGGATCGAGTTTACGTGCCAATCTCCAAGACTCTTTGTCTTTGCTGGTTCTTAATTGCTTGGCAAATTCAACGATAGGATCTTTCTCACCCCAGTTAGTAGGAGAGATGATTGGATTCTTGTCGATTCCATAGTGGAAATACAACTCCGAAAAAGGATTTGATTTGTTGTACGCAGAAGGTACAATACGAATTGTTTGCTTGCCCACGGCAGGTTTCCAGAAGACATTCTTACGTGCCTCTCCGGAAGGACGGCTGTTCTGAGTTTGCAAAGCGCTTAGCTTTGCTTTGATTGAATTGATATCCATAATTGTTTGTTTTTAATATATGTAATTTATTTCTGTAATGCAACTTTATTCATTGCCTCTCTTATTGTTTCCTCACTGTATTTTCCTTCCCACTTTTCTGCAATTTCTTTAATCATTTTTTCTTTCTGTAGTTCTTCATTTACATATCGACCAGTAACCACATCAAAATTATATAGTACTATTATGGCTTGTCTGATTTCCTCTTTTAACATTTTTTCAATGTCACCGGATTTAATGATTCTGTGGTTGCTCATATTATGTTACTAAAAGGGTAGGCATTAATAATAGATTCATGTACAATATCAGATGAACCTTCACTATAATCATCAGCAGCAGCTTTAAGTGCAGCTTCTACATGGAGTTTAGCAAATTCAATCATCGCTTGAGTGATGTCCACTTCGTTGAAAATTCCACTTTCATCTCTGTGTAGGAATTCTAGTGCGGTCGGTATTTGATTATTGTTGCTCATCTTTGATTTCGTTGTAGTTATCCATTTCACTTTCTTCCTCCATCGCATTATAGTCTATAATATATTGCTCATTGTCTTCTATATGATTATGAATTAGCTCACATACCCAAGCATTTTCAAATTCGTAAATACCACAATGTAATAATGCATCATCGTAATCATCAAATATCTTAACATTGCCATTAACATTTTTGAAAAATTCTTTGCTGATAATATCAACGATGATATATTGTTTGTTGTTGCTCATTTTTTAAATACCTCTATTAATTCATCAAATGATACACCACCATTACCCTCTTTTATTTTATATAATTCAGCTTGTACCTCATCATAAAAATTAATTCTACTCATAATTCTAGGATCATTTGATTCTACTGATATGAATTCTAATGTTAAAATAAGTCGTTTAAGGCTTATTAAAACACATTCAATCGCTTCTTTATAACGTGATTCACAACTATTAATACCGCTATTCAATGAACCGTTGTTCGGTAACATGAAATAGTAATCATGTATAAGTTCTAATGCTGTTTTTTGGTGTGGACTCATTACTTCTTTAACTTATCGTTTATAGCACCTAGGTAAAGTATTACTACTATTAATAAAAATATAACCATATTACTTCAATTTAACTAATTCACTGATTAACATTGCAACATCATCTGTTGTTTGGTGAGTCATAATGTCTGTATATCCATCAGTTAATACAACCCAGTTATCACCATACCAAACCATCCAATCACCATTACCGTTCCAGGCTGCTACTTCAGCGGTTGTTTCACCTTTATCACAGTAATTACCTTTACTAAATTGAACACTAATAGTACATCCGTTAGCGAAGTCCATTTGAAAGCCGTGATGCCATTCGTTGTTTTCTGCTCTAAATTTCATAACTTTTATTTATACTAATATACGAAGATTACCTCAGAGAGGCAACTTAAAGTTCAACAATTTTTTCTCTTTATCTTAATAATGTAAAAGTTCCACTGTATTGCGTGTATTTATTATCTCTTGATCTTATTTCTATTTTATAGATATATACTCCATTTGGGGATATTTTACCTAAATAGGTACCGTCCCATCCTGTATTAACATCGGACGTTTTATATAGCTTTTCTCCCCACCTGCTATAAATTTCCATTCTAAAAGAATGACAATTTGAAATAAAGGGTTGGAAAGTGTTGTTGATAGTCGGTCCTTCTTCATTTGGAGTAAAAACATCCGGTATGTAAACCCGTAAATCACAAAGAGAATCTAAAACATTAAATTTTCTAATAACTGAGTCACAT